GGTTAAATTAGCTGTGCAAGACCTTGAACAAGCAGAAAAAGAAGCTGAAGCTACTAGTGCTGGGGCGAGAAGAGTGCGTTCAGGAGAGGATAATTATCAATACGCCAAAGGAGGCAAAGTGAAAAAGAAATTCGCTGATGGTGGTATGCCTATTCAAGCGCAGGGGTTTCCAGTTCGTGCAGTTCCCCCTCGCCGTCCAATGCCTGTTCAAGCACAAGGGGTTCCTGTACGTGGTGGCTTACCTGCCGTTCGTTCCCGTATGGTGCGGCCTGATATGCCTGTTCAAGCGCAAGGGGGTCCCGTTCGCTCAGCAATGAAGAAGGGCGGCGCGGTCAAGAAGATGAAATGTGGTGGAAAAACCAAAATGGCTTCTGGTGGGTCTGTTGGAGGTAAGGGTGATGGTTGCGCTTCTAAAGGTAAAACCAAAGGCCGGATGTGCTAAGGAGTAGATAATGACTACTTCTGGGGTAGTAACCTGGAATCCGGAGATTTCGGATATTGTTGAACAGGCAGGGGCTCTAGCTGGGGTGGAGCTACGTACTGGTTTTGACTTCCGGACAGCTAGGTTTGCCCTAAATACGTTATTTCAAGAATTTGCTAACCGTGGGCTAAATCTTTGGACATTAGAATCCATGCAGCAGATATTGGTTGCTGGAACCGAGACTTATACTCTTCCTACTGGTACTGTAGATACGTTCGAGATAGCAATACGAATAAATCCAGGGGTGATTAATACTCAATCTGATGTTCGGATAAATCGCATATCTCAATCAGTATATTCTGCTATACCAAATAAGTTAGTGCAGGGGAGGCCGATTCAATACATGATAAATAGGTTGGTGGCTCCTACAATTACTTTTTGGCCTGTTCCTGATGCTTCTACTTCATGGTATGCCCTGATAAATTATATCCGGCGAATTGAGGATGCTGGTGGGAATGCAGATAATACTTTAGATGCCCCAACTCGTTTCTTACCCGCGATTATATCGGGGCTTGCGTATCAAATTGCTCTGCGCAAGCCAGACCTTATAGAGAGGGTACAGATGTTAAAAGCAGAATACGAGGCTCAATGGGATATGGCTGCTAGTGAAGACCGTGAAAAAGCTCCGGTGCAGTTAGTTCCTTATATAGGGCCGGGGGGCTGGTAAATGGGAACTCCTTGGGCTTCTGGGAAGTCCAGTATAGGCATATGCGATAGGTGTGGTCGTTTTTTTAAACTGTCACAGCTTAAGTTTCAAGTTGTAAATATGAGGAACACTAATTTATTGGTGTGTTCTTCCTGTCTAGATCCTGACCAACCACAGTTGCAAGTAGGGAGGGTTCCAGTAAATGATCCGCAAGCGCTGCAATACCCTCGCCCAGATCCGCGCAATGATGTTACTTATTGTCCGCAATTAGTTGGATATACCCTTATTGGTGCGCCGGTATTTGCTGTATTTGTGGGTTCTTCCATTGGTGGGGAAAGTGGTTTGTCTGTTACAACTAGCTAGGAGATAGATATGCTTAAGAACATGAGTGCGGAAATGAAAAAAGTAGGGCGTAATCTAGCCCGTGTCAAGAATCAGGAATCTGGTAAGGATATTTCCTATGACTTGTCGGCAGGAAAATCTGTGGGTAAGTCTTTTGGAAGCGAGCCTAGCCGTGGTGAAATGAAAAAAGGTCCAATTACTCGCGGTGGTGGTGCTGCAGTTCGCGGAACTAAAAGCTCTTCTAAGCTAGGGTAAATTATGGCTATGTCGTTGACAACGCTGAAGATTGCAATTAAGGATTATGTGCAGTCTTATGAGGATACGTTTGTCAACAATCTGGATGACATGATTCGACAGGTAGAACACGAAATATATAATATTGTTCAATTACCCTCTCAGCGTAAAACACAAACCGGGGTTATGACTTTAGGTAATCGTTTTCTTACTGCGCCAACTGATTTTCTTGCCCCCTATCATATGGCGATTACAGATCCCGTTTCGGGAGAACAGAGTTTTTTACTGAATAAAGATCTTAGTTGGGTGCGGGAAGCTTTTCCTAATCCTACTGGGGTGGGTAAACCCACTTACTATGCTATTTTTGACAAAGAGACGTTCATGCTGTCCAAAACGCCAGATGTGGCGTATGCGGTGGAATTGAGTTTTTACTATTACCCAGAGTCAATCGTAGATGCTGGTACGGGCATTACATGGTTATCCACAAACTATGATATGGTTTTATTGCATGGGTGTCTGGTGCATGCCTATATGTTTTTGAAAGGTGAGCCAGATTTGCTTGGTTTTTATGATTCTAAGTTCAAAGAAGGTTTGCAGATGTTGAAGATGTTGAGTGATGGTAAGGATAGGCAGGATACTTATCGGGTAGAGAAAGTGCGTCAAAAAGTTCAATAACAGAGGAGAATCATGGCGATCCATTATGGCAGTGCCGTACTACACGCAAAACTAGATCTGGCTGATCCGGAACCGGCACCTTTGGTTGAGATAAAAGAGTGTAGGCATGGAAACTTCGTCTATTTTCCGCACGACTTTTACATCGGTGGATCACTTGATCGTTACGGCGAGTATGTCGAAGACGAGGGTGAGTTCATGCTCCAGTACATTAAATCTGGGGACATCGTGGTAGAGGTAGGGGCCAACATAGGCTGCCACACAGTGCCGATTGCTAGAAAAGTCGCGCCTGATGGGCGGGTGTTTGCCTTCGAAACACAACGAATAATTTTCCAGATGCTGTGTGCTAATTTGAGTATCAACGCTATCTGGAACGTAAATGCCATGCACATAGGTTTGGGGGCAAGTGAGTCCCTACAGTGCGTATATCCATTTGACTACGCCAAGGGCAACAATTTTGGCGGTGGGATGTTGATCCCAAGCGGGGGAGACCCAGTTCAGGTTTTACCGCTGGACAAGTATGCGCTGCAGCGCTGCGATTTCATCAAGATCGACGTTGAGGGGATGGAAGCTGAAGTCATCAACGGAGCAAATCTCACGATCTGGAAGCATCGGCCTATCATCTATATGGAGAATGACAGGCCGGAGAAGGTGAAGCGAGATGCCTTGATCGACCTGATGTTAAACAAAATGGATTACAACCTTTACTGGCACAAGCCAGCGCTGTTTCGGGTGAACAACTGGAGAGGCAATCCACAAAATGATTTTGGTCATGTTGTCAGCATTAACATGTTGTGTTTGCCGAAAGAGAAAAACTTGCCGCATCCGGCTGGGTTGGAGCGAATCGTTCATTCGGGTGAACTTGCATGAAGGTAAGCGAACGGTGGGCGTGTATAGCAAGACAGGGTGGATTTGGAGATAACTTGATAGCATCGACGGTACTGCCGGGGCTTAAAAAACGCTATGACAAGGTTGAGGTCATCAGTGGCGAGCCTATGCATGTCATGTTTGAGAACAACCCATATATCGACAAACTAACGGTATTGAAAGCCGGAGTACCTGCGTGGGGTAATGGTCATGATTGGCAGAAGTGGTATTACGAGCGCGGGAAGGAATATGCGTTTTTTGCCAACCTGAGTCATAGTTGCGAGATTTCTGGAGTGCTGCTAAAGGTGCAGACTCCGTATTGGTGGCCAGATAAGATGCGCAGGCAATTGTGCAGTAAATCCTACTTGGAAATTGTGCATGACATTTGCGACATTCCGTATGATGAGATAAACCCTAACTTCTATCCTACGGATGAGGAAAAAGAGAAAGCCGAGGAGGTTAAGCGTAAGGTAGGCGGGAAGTATATAGCGTGGGTGCTGACTGGATCGCGGCTGGATAAGATATACCCTTACGTGGACGTTGCCATCACGCAGATCTTGAAAGAGTTGAAGGTACCTGTAATCATGTTCGGCGCACCGGGTAAGGATTATGAGTTCGCCAAACTTATTCAGGAGTACGTTAAAAAATGTAATCGTACAGACGAAGGATTGTTCTTAGCACTCTCCCCTGATCCGGAGAAGCCGACATGGCCCCCGCGCAGAGTATGCACACAAGTACAGATGGCTGATGTTGTTGTCGGACCAGATACTGGTCCTATGTGGGCTGTGGCAATGCACGATGTGCCGAAGATTTTACTGGCTTCGCATGCTGGTGAACACAATGTGACTGCGCACTGGAAAAGCACCATTACTTTGCACGCAGATAAAATCAGGGTGCCTTGTTTTCCGTGTGTAAGATTACACGACGACCCAAGTTTATGTACGCCGAATCAAGATAAGAACGGTGCGGCGTGTATTTCGGACATTACGGTAGATGATATTATG